TTGTTGACAGTAATAGCAGCAGCACTAGCTCCTACCCCTTTTATCGAATTTACCTTGATCTCTGACATAATTAACTAGGTTTTGGGTTAGCGTCTTTAACCGCTTTAATGTGGGTAGCCCACGTTCCAGTTGTATCTAGTTTACCTGCAAGCATATCGGCATACAACATATCAAGTTGATCTCCCAAAGAACTGTAAACAGTAGAACCATTTGTTGTTCTATCGGTTTTGTACTTAACAGCAGCAGCTTCAGCATCTAAGGTAACTCTTGCAGCATCAATCTTGCTTTGCTCTAAAGTTACAGACTTTCCATCTTTATCAAATGCACCTGTACCATCATCAATAACTACAGCATCAGGATATGCTTTGCGTATCGCTTCATGGTCTAATGACATTATACTGCTACCTCCATTGCTGTAATACTACTTGGAACTGTTGCTCTTGAATCAGTATTACTTAAACCTTCTGATCTGTTTATTGTGACTGTTGCTCCACCACCTTGTCCAGCACCTAATTTAATAAGATATTTAATTTGATTTGTTGTGTTTGGAGAGTCTAAAAATTTACCACCCATAAAAGTATTTTGTCTATTTCCACTTGTATTCATATGTGTAGCCCAGTTAGTTGCTCTTCTCATATTTGCATTAGATCCTTCTTGATCACCTACAAATAAAAGATCATTATTAGAAGATCCAGAAAATTCTCTTTGCAATCTTAAACCTCCAGAATCTAATTCAGAACCAGCACCAAAATAAACACCCCATTCAACAAGTATTTTATTACTGGCACTAGAAGGTGTGATTAATACATTAAGTCCAGTGACTTCTGTAAAAGTTTGAGTACTAAGTGTAAAAACATCTGTTTTAACTGTTTGTATAACTTGAATAATATTCCCTGCCTTTGGATTTGTTGTAGTTAATATCGTTCCATCTGCTGTATCAGGCAGAGTCATTACTCTGTTATTAGCAGAAGAAGAGGGTGCTTGTAAGCTGAAAGACCCACCACCTGATGCTGCGTTTAGTTTAATCTTTGCTGTCATTTATCCAGCCTCCAATGCAGCAACTTTTGTTTCCAATGTTTCTATTTTTGTAATTGCTTCCTGTAATGCAGCAGTTAATAAAGGTACAAGTTTACTTTGTTCTAATTGTTGATACTTTGGATCACCTTTTACTTGTGTACCAACTCCATCAGTATCAAATACCTCATCTTTATTACCTCGTACTGCTTCTGGTACAACAGCAGAAACTTCATGTGCATAAAATCCATCAACAACTGTTTCTGTATCTACTTTCCAATTAAATCTTATAGGTCGTAGTTGTTTAAGTCTTGTTATTCCATTTGATATAACAACGTCATTTTCTTTTAATCTATAATCAGAATTGCTTTGATAACTCACACCACTACCACTTTGATGAATTGTACCTAGCTGTGATCCTGAGTTTCTAAAGGTAATCATTTCAGTCCCACTACCTGCATTTTGATTTACTTCAAGAACTGTGGAAGTACCTCCATTAGTTCCATTTGTATAAATTCTCCCGTTACTACCACTTGAATTTTCACTATGAATAAATATATTTGAACTAGGGTTAATTCGTATAGCTCGAGTAGTACCATTATAAAAGCCAAAGCCATTGCCGTCTGTATTTCTAAAAGTCAATCCAGCATCATCTCCAGAACTATAAATACAAGACCCTTGAGTAGCATTGTCTTTTCTAGTTAATTGCAAAACACCTGAAGTGTTATTTCCACTAGTTCCTTTTAAATCTAAAACAGGTGTTATAGCTGTGCCTCCTGCTGTTGTTTGAGCTACAGGGGAAGTTGTTGATATACCTAAATTTCCAGAGGAAGTAATTCTTAATTTTTCACTACCAGCAACTTTTATAGGGAAATTTGAAGGAACATCTAAAGCACCAGAACTATCAATAGTTGCCCTAGTCGAACCACCTGTGTTTATATTGACAGTGTCAGATCCAAAATTTATTCCTGTATTACTATCTGTTCCCTGTAATGCTGGTGCGGAAGCTGACCCATCAACCCCAGAAATACCAGTAGTGCCGTTAATGTTTAAAGCCATAGTTAAAGAATAACAAGAGTTGCACCAGATGGCACTGTAATAGTAACACCTGAATTAATTGCAGGACTTACGGTAACTGCATTTTTATTGGTGCTTAATGTATATGATGTCGTTACAGTTTGACCTGTCTCAACAAATACTTCATCACTACCACCACCTGTAGCCCCAGCCGATATTCCTGTTAATGCTGATCCATCAATAGCTGGTAATGCACCACTAAGTTTAGATGCGGTAAGTGTAGAAATCCTAGCATCTGCTACTGTGCCTGTTAAATTACCTGCTGGCAAATTAGTTAAACTTGCACCCGATCCACTAAATATAGTTGCTGCTAAAGTACCATTTGCAGAGTTAAATGTAAGATTAGATCCTGACTTTAATCCTAGATCTCCTGTTGCAGCAGTAGCAAACAATGGAAAACAAGTAGTATCAGAACTTTCATCAGCAATAGTATTTGTTGTCGCATTGCCTATCGCAATGGTAGTACCCATATTAATAATGAAATATGTAGCACCACTAGGAGGAGCAGCATCAAAAATAATATCTGTACCGTTAACAACATATCCATCTGTCATATCTCCTTGTCCCGTTCCATCATTAGGTTGTTGCATTACACCATTGATAGATACTCTTAAAATCTCTGCATTTGCTGGAGTTACAGCATTGCTTGTCCCTTTAGTAACTAACTTAAAACGTGATTCAGAACCATTAAATGTTGCACTACTTCCACTTGATGATTGTGCAATATCTAATAAATCTGCTGTTCCTGTTGCACCACTACCACCTCCACCAATCTCACCCCATGCACCGTTGGCATAGCCTTCAAATTTATTTAATGTTGAGTTATATCTAAAATCTCCATGAGCAGGAGAGCCATCTCTTTGGGCTGTTGTACCAACTGGAACTCTTACACTTGTTGTATAATTATGAATTACTTTTCCAGTTAACGTACCACCAGCAAGCAATAATTTATTTGTAATTGCAGTATTAGAAGCATTTATAGCATTAGCTTCTATTCCATCTAACTTTGTTCCATCAACAGATAAATCTCTACCATCTACTGTTTGACTACCAGAAAAAGTAAGATTACCTGTTAACTGCCCTCCAGACAAATTTAATTTAGTAGCTAAATTATTTGTAACTGTGGTACTAAACGCAGCGTCATCTGCCATCGCTGCTGCTAACTCATTTAACGTATCTAAAGCTGCTGGAGCACCATTAATAAGATTACTAACTGCTGTACTTACAAAAGCAGTAGTAGCAATTTTGGTAGTATTGTTTCCTGAACTTTGGGTCGTTGCAGTAGATAATCTTGCTGCCGCTACCGTTCCAGAGGTTAAATTACTAGCATTGAGACTTGTAAGATTAACACCACTAACAGCAGGTAAAGTAGCAGGAAATCTTGCGTCTGGTATTGTTCCAGAACTTAAATTACTTGCATCTAAAGCATTAATTATTGAAGCAGTAACGTAACTTGCTCCATTTGTAATCGCATTATTATTTAAAGAAATGTTTGCAGAACCATCAAAAGCTACACCAGCAATATTTCTTGCAGTTGTTAATGTAGCTGCTGATCCTGTTGTATTTTGATTACCTGCGGTATTAACACCAGGAAGATTAATATTTGCCGAACCGTTAAAAGAAACTCCTCCTATTGTTCTTGGAGTTGTAAGAGTAGCTGCGGAACCAGTAGTATTTTGATTTCCTGCTGAATTTACACCTGGTAAATTTATATTGGCACTACCATCAAAACTAACACCACCAATAGTTCTTGCTGTAGCTAAAACTGTTGATGTGGCTGCGTTTCCAGTATATGCAGTGGCAGATAATACTTCAGTTCCATTAACTTTTAATACCTTTCCAGTAGCTAAATCAATATGATCAGAAAAAGTAGACGTTCCAGTGACAGCTAAAGTTCCTGGAATCGTTATAAGACCACTGGCATTAGCAACTAAACGACCTGATCCATTTGTACTAAGAGTGAGAGTATCAGAACCTCCACTTATTCCTGAGTTTGGATCTAATAAAAAGCTAAATGAGGGAGCACTTTCAGAACCATTTGGTGCTTTATTTAGTAAATTAGCATAGGTTATTTTTTTATTTTTTTCAGTACCAGTACCACTTTGATCAATAATTGGCAGCACATCCGTTGTTGCTGGTGCAGTTAATTCTGTAAATTGTGATATTCTACGATTTGCCATAATTAGAATTTAATTATATACATTAGAGCATAGTTTTTAACACGAACTTCAGTCCCACCATTATTTCCCATTGTGTGAGTATGTGAGCCATCAAAATCAACACCACCAACAGGGCTAGTTGATGAAGCACCTGTTATAGAGTTTGTTCCATCTTGTGTTTTAGTAAATACACCACTTGCAGAACCACCAGAATTAAAACCTTCTGATATTTTTCTAATACCACCAGTTAAACTTACAGTACTTAAAGAGTGATTATGACTTTGGTTTTGATCTGATTGACTTGAAGCAAAGCTTCTTCCATCATCACCTGTTCCAGTTTTAGTATTAGACCAACCTCTTACAAATTGTCCTCTTAAATCAGGAAGATTAAATGTAGAAGATCCATCGCCAGATCCCCAAGTAGTTGAAATGTTAGAAAATAAACTAGCATATGTTGATCTACTTATAGCAGCACCATTACATTCTAAAAAACCAGAAGGAACTGTAGTAGAAGCATGGGTAAATACAGCACCAGAAGGAACACCATTTGCAAGCTCTCCCCACCCAGATCCGTTATAACCTTCAAATTGAACCAGTTCACTATTAAATCTTATTTGACCTGTAGCTGCTGTTGGCCTTTGAGATACATTACCAACTGGTAATTTTAAAGCAGTATTACCAGACATTAAAATATCACCAGCAGATGTTATCGTTCCAGTAAAACTAGGCGATGCAGTTGTTGCATGACCCATTTCAGCAGTATCTACTTTCCCTAAAGTTACAAAATTAGTTCCATCATACATATTCAATGTATTGTTACTGCTATTTACCCATAACTTTCCATTTACTAATGTTGAAGGAGCACTTGATCCTCTATTAGTAGCTTGTATTTCACTAAGACAAACATTAAGGTCTGCTCTAAAAGTCGCTCCTACAGCATCTCCAATATTGTAATCATGTGTGTTGCTCATTTATGTAACCTCCTTACCAAAACCTGATGCAGCCCATACAAAAGATCTTGCAACTGCTGAATTACCATTTTTAAATGTAACTTGAAATCCTGTCCTGCTTATATTAGCAAGTTCAAAGAAATCTCCTGTTTGTTGATTTGTTGGGGTCACAACTACAGTTGGTGTTTGTTTAAATGGATTTGTAAAAGATACAGTGTATTGTGACGATCCAGTAGAAATTGGAGTCGAAATACTTTCTGTTCTTCCTTGTAATTCTAGTTTAACTCCTAATTGTGTCACGGCTATATTTTGGTTAGTGTCATTACTTGTTAATATTGCTTTAAATTCAAAACCCCTTCCTGTAATTAATACATTGCTAAATTCTTTATATGGACTCCATGTAGGAGATCCTGATGGATTGTCGTTAGTAGATCTTACATAAACAGCAGCATTACATTTTGTTGCTTCAGTCGTACCTCCAACAGCATCAATATGTCCCCAGCTATCAATTAAATCTGTTCTGTCATCCCATAAACTATTCAAAGAAAAACTATTTGCTTTTAAAATTTTCTTTAAATTTACATCGTATGGTTGTCCTAAATCTGTTGTACTTGTAAAGGCATATTGTCCAGAACTTGTTGTAGCATTATTCGTAACTACCAATTTTAAAGCATCTAAATTTGAGTCATAAACTGTATCAGTTTTTGAACCCAAGAAATTATTAGTATGTTCATTAACTGTTGAAACTACAAGTCTTTCTGAAGGTGCTGGTAAATTTGTAGTAATTCTTGTATTGTTCCAATCTGAATCATTTGAGCCAGGAGAAGGTGATTGCCTTCCTCCATCGTCCTCAAATTTAATTAAATAAGTTCCCTCAAGTAACGGAACAATTTTTTGTGTCTGGTTACCTGCCGCTGCAACAACGATTTCTTGTGCATCTTGCCATTTTGCAGCACTTGTTAACGAAGAATGTCTTATAAGAGTTTTTCCTCCTAATAAAACATCAAGTTCTGTGGCACGATTCCAGCTTAAAATTGCACTAGATTCATCTATTGGTAATAAACTAACACCACTTACATTACTAGGTACAGCAGTTTTACCAGCAGCTATAAAGAAAGGACTCTGAGGCCTTGTTCCAGTTGAAGATCTTAAACCTGACGCACTAACACCAAATACTTCAATTTCATAATTACCAGAAATAGTATCTAATATCTCATAACTTTTAGAACCTTCTACAGTTATCGAAGTATAATTTCCATCTTCTAATCTCCAACGTACATATACATTATCAAAAGCCTTACGAATTATTTCTCCATAGGTTTTGTAACTTCAAAATCTGTTCTCCAACTAACAATAATTTTTACTCTTGCAATACCTGTATTTTCATAAATAACTTCTTCTGCTGTGACATCTTGAGGAGGTGGTGGAGGAACATCTAAATTTGTAATATCTCTTTCTACTAAAGTTACACCATTTTCAATATGATTATATTTACTAGAATTATATTCACTTGCAGTTATAGAATAAGTAGTCCTATCTTGTTCAATAACTTCTAATACTCTCCAAGTAGAAGTTAAAATTTCATTATTTTGAAATATCCATATACTTTCAGCATTAGGAGCAATTGAAAAATTCTGACCTAGAGTAATTACTTTGGTAGTTGTATTAACAAGAGATATTGTTTTAGTTGTTAACGTACCGTCAGGCAAAATAACAGATAAAGTAGCTCCATTTCCAGTGCTTACCCCAGTAATATCATCTACAGTTACAGTACTTGTAGTTGCTGCTGTAATCTTTCCTCCTCTACGTTCTCCACTTTTAACAGGATCAGCTATTTCAATAATTTGTCCTGGCCTAACAACTACACCAGCTTCAATAGATGCAGAAAATGTAACTCCTTCACGTTCTACGTTACTCATATAAAGCAACCATTTTGCTAATCTTTTTGCTTGACCTCTTGATGTACAGGCAAACGCATTAATATTTTTAATTACCGAACCATATCTAGCTTGGTTAGCTGTGTCAATTTCTTCTTCGTAATTAATATCTCTTAAATCTAAGTCTAAATATTTAACGACTACTACAGTTGGTCTAGTTTTTTGACTTGCATTTGAATATGTAAACCCTGGTTCTAGTACATTTGCAAGGGTAAATAAATAACTAGGATCTTTTGGAGCGTCTTGTGTAAGAGTTAAACTACCTGCTTCATAATATGGCATTGCTCTAAATACAGAGCACATTTGATTGATGACGTTATAGGCTTCCTGCTGATTATAAATACCGACATTACAACTAAATCTAGGTTCTGTTGTACCTTGTCCTTTTCCGTCATCTATTTGAGCAGAACAATAAACTGATGCAGCATAAAAACTAAACTTATCTAAATCCTCTTCTTCAATATGAGCACCTAATCCGTACCTAGAAGACGTTAGAAGATCATATAAACACCAAGCAGGATCATTTGTATATTGAGCAGCACCGAGTGTTCCATTAAACGTTCCAGAGTATGCCAAGCTACCATCTGCTCTTACTGTTGCATTATGTGGAATTTTTACTTTTGTGCCTTTTACTAAATATTTTCTTGTAGGTATCGCATTAAATTGTTCAGCATCTACTTTTAAACCAACTAATGCACTATTAGGATATGTTCGCTGATCATATTTAATTTCTACATAGTTATTCCATTGAAATTCATTAGATAATTTACTAGAACCACTATCACCAGTAATTCTTGTCACCCTAATATCTACTGGAAAAGCACCGTTTAAATTAATTAAATAGTCACGAATGTAAGTATCAGGTGTTCTACCAGATATTGTCCCATCATTTCCGTGTACAACTGTTGAATATGATCCTCCACTATATCGAATTTCTATTTTTAATTCGATACTTGTACCAAAAATATCTCCTTCATCTGTAAATCTTTGAAGTGCAGGAACAGTTATCTGAACAGAAACAGCATCAACGGTATCATCTACTATTTGAACTACTTTTGGAGTTGCTTGTGCAACAGTAGAAAAACCAGTAGGTTTAGTCCTTGCAACATTTCTAGTAATTGGAATTACTGTTTGATTAGATGTTCCAGTTCTTACTTCAAAACTAACGTCTTTAAAATTAAAAGTTCCATCATCAGCTTGAAGAGGAGTGTTATTAAAAAATATCGACTTTGCACCATCTACTAATCCACCAATCTCACCTTCTCCTATTAAATCAAGAACTCTAGCAAAACTTTTAGAATCTAAATTATCTTTAGCTTCATGTGGAGTTTTATTACCTCCTCCACCACCTTTTCCACCACCACCACCCGAACCAATAACATTCATACTTCTACCTGCTCATTTTCAACATCGGCTGATATTACAGTAGAACCTGTCAATGTAGTTCCATATATCAAAGGAACAGCAACACCAGCCCGTGAAGTATTTTGTATGCCACTAAAATTAAAAGACAAACGAGGATCTTGTTCTCTTTCTGGAATTGTTTCTACAGGAGTAAGCATCTGAGCTAAACCCCCTAAAGCTAAAGCTATACCTAAGTTTCCAATTACTGCTGTTGTACCTCCTAAAAATCCGACACCTGTAAAACCACCAGCACCCAAAGTAGCTCCTCCAGATGCTACACCAACACCTATCATTACTGCTCCTAGTAAAAACCTTCCAAAGCCTCTACCTCCTTCTCCTCCAACAATAGGAACAATTTTTATTTCTTCCTGACCATTTGGATAGGTTAATTCCTCTTCTGTTAACTCCCAATTACCAACAGCTACCTTGTAATATCTATCTGCCATATGTTTTTCTAACTGTGGAAAATTAACAACTAAAAATCTCATCGCCTGTGCAGCACTCTTAACTTCAGCTTCAAAAGTCTTTTGACCTAGAAACTTTGCTAGTTCTCCGTATAGCTTAATTTTACGCAGCATAACGAATCCTCTTACCTGTACATTTTAGCAACCATTCATCTAATAAATCACGACTTGATAATCTATTTTGCAAATGATGTAAAACGGTTTGTTCTCCTAAGTAAACACCAATATGGTTTAATCCGCTACTACTAATTGACATTAATAATAAATCTCCTTTTTCTAAATCTTCTTCCTGTGTTAACTCTCTAAATCCTGTTTTTGCAAAACAATTTGCAAACATTGGATTTTTTATAAAATTTTCTGGATTATTCGGTCTGATCCAATCTATTAACTCTATACCTAATTCTTCTTTATACCAATCTCTACATAAACTCCAACAATCAGTCACACCCCAGACCCATTGCCTACCAATCAAAGGAGCTTTATAACCACAAGGCTCGCAATAACCCCATTCTTTTAAATTAGGTTGGATTATCCACCACTTAATACCAGATTTTTCACAAGCAACTTTATCTGCTTCACTAGGTTGTGGACTTGTAACAGGATGACTATGAACAACAGCAGTTATTTCTCCTTTATCTTCAGCATTTGCCCAATCATTAGGATCTAAAATAAATTGATCTTCAGGATTTACAGCTAAATTATTGCAAGAAATATACTTTTCTTTACCTTTAATGACAACTAAAAGACCACAAGATTCTCTTGGGTCTTCTTTTATTGCGTGTTCTAGTGCTTTATCTTTCCACATTATGAGAAAAACGATCCAACGCCAGGGAAATCTTCTGGTAAGACTTGACGTTTTGGTAGACGTACACCATCAAGATCAAAATTAGCACTTAGTTCAAATTCAACAACCTGTCTATTTTCAATAGTTTTTCTGTCAATATAATAAATTTCTTTAGGAAAAAGAGCACTTGCATCTGGTGTGCCATGTGGATTTTCAATTTCTTCTAATTTTATTACCGAATCATCTTCTTGTAACATCACATTATCTATTCCATCTTCCAGTAAAAAATGCCCTGGATCAAAATTTGTATTATCAATATATCTTTCAAGTGTTCTAAGTCTTGTTACTTTTGCACCTTCTAACCCTTGAGGCAATGTCAACATTAAAGTAGTAAATGTTCCCAAAATATTAGATATTTGTAATTTAGGTCTTGGAAGTTGTTTTGATGTAAATTCAAATCCAGACGCATCTATAGGCATCTTTATATATTGAATACTATCAAAAACAATATCTAAATTTTCATTTTCGCTTACACCATTATGCCAGTAGTATTTTGTATTTGAACCATGAATAGCAGTAATTAATTCTAATTGAAAAAGTTCAATTATATTACTCGGATTAGATTTTTGTAGTTCTGCTACAGGTATTGCCATTAGGGTTCAAATACTTCTGTAAACGTAACTGTAATTGTTGCAAGGTTTGGGTATGGTATGGTTTTTTTTCTATTCAATGCACGATATTTAGAAGTAGATGCTTCATCAGGTGCTTGCCAATTAAAATAATCTCCATCTGCAATTCGAGCATCAAGAAAGGTTTCTATTGTGTCACTTTCTGCTTCTGTTATATTTTCAAAAGAAAGGTTAAAAACTTTAGGATTTATATTTAATCCAAACTTTATAATTTGCTCATAACCATCTTGAAATCTTGTACGAGTAACAAAGGGTTGTACAGTTTTACTTACCCCATATACAGGTTCTATTGATGGGAATGTTTCTGCCATTAACCTAATAACCCTCCTGGTCGTTTTTGTTTAATAAGTTCTGCTTGTACAACAGCACCTAACATCTTTCCAAGTTCTGCTGATTGTTGTGAATTTCCTTCGACAGAAGACCCAGAAGCATCTACATTTACCACAATATTACCAACTCCTCCAGAACTTTGCACTCCAAGTTTGCCGTCTCTACCACGCTTTAGCGGCATGATTGCTTCCGGACCAGCTTCTCCCATAAGCCCTGCTCCGTCTTGCATGGGAAATATGGTGGGATTTGAAACTATGCCCCCATAAGCAAACTTAGAAATCTTGTTGCCAGCATCGTATACGTTACCTTTGGCGTTTACACCTGTGACCTTATTGAAGAATGGAAATGGACTTAATATATTAAGCAATGCTGCTCTTACTGTTATTCTTGTCAAATCAGAAATTATTGATCTTGCAAGATCACTAAAGTTTAATTTTCCTGTAAGAACAAATTTTACTAATGCATCTTCCATACCTTTAAATGCACCAGCTACTGCATCTTGGGTTTGTTTACCAAAATCTTTAATGGTATCAAAATATGCTTTTGCTCCTTTTTGTATATTGTTTAAATTATTATCACTTGTTGTATCTCCACCTTCACCACCGGCAATACCGCTCCCCTCACCTGAAAGTCTGAAAGAACTAAAAGAATTATCTGTATTAAAATTCAACATATTTTCTAATATTTTTATTCTTTGTTCTTTTGTTATTTTAAATAAATTATCTCCTGTAGCTTGCTCAAATAATTTTAAAATATCAAAATCTGTTGTACTAGCAACCTCTTCAAGTGTTTTACCCAATTGTTTTGTTAATTTTTTTTCTAAATTTTTTACACCAAAACCTCCAAAAGCATTTTTTAATGGATTTTTTAAAGTCTCCTCTACAACTTGATCTATAAAATCTTTTGTGATTACAGTTCCTTGAATTTCTTCAACAGCAAGATTTTTTGCATCTATATTTATATTTTGCCTTTCATTTTTTGTTAGAGATAATTGAGCAATTAATTTTCGTTCAATTGCAACGTCATCAACCATCTTTCTAATAGCTTTTACAATATTTCCAAAATCTTTAACTATATCTTCTGAAAGTTTCTGGAATTGCGCTCCTATTGGTCTTAATAATGCACCTAAATCATCATTTAATTCTTCTAATGCTGTCCTTAATCTATCACCAGCAGCTTCTGGCCCTGCTGCTAATATTTCTGCATTTACTCCATAAGTTGAAAAAAGTTTTTCTGCAAACTTCATAAAGTCATCTAAAGTAACTTTTCCTTGTTCAAGTGCTTTATCTAATTCTGCTGGAGTTTTATCCATAGAATCAGCAAACAAAGTAAATGCGCCAGGCAAACGCTCGCCGAGCTGTTGTCTTAATTCTTCGGCGCTTACCTTGCCTTTTGAGAACACCTGGCTAGTCGCTCGCATAGCCGCTTTCATGTCTTCTAAGTTTCCACCAGTACCTCTAATACCAGCAGCAATCGCTTTAAATACTTTCTCTGCATCTTCAACGGATTGTCCAGCACCAACAACAGATGCAGTCAATGCAGTAAATTGTCTAGTTATAACACTTTGGGGTATAGCTAACTTTCTAGATGTTTTTAACAAAAAATCTTGAGATTTTGCAAATTTTTGAGTATCTCCAATAACAAGTCCTAATGCTTTTCTTTGTAAGCTTAAAGCCGCAGAAAATTCTGCTATTTCACCTATCTGTTGCCTAACCATACCAACTTGCGCACCTATAGCAGCACCAACAGCACCACCAGCAGGGCCGCCAACTGCTAAACCAATTCCAGCACCAACAGCCCCTTCTGGGCCTCCAAAAATACCACCAGCAGCAACAGCACCAACTCCTTTAGCGATACCTCCAAGTCTCCCCCCAAACCTTGATGAACCAGCCCCAGCTTTCCTCATTTGAGCATCTAGTCTCGCAATATCAGCAGTTAACTGTTTAAATTCAATACTAGTAACATCTGCCATATTGCGCAAACCACTCAAGGCATTTCTTTGCGCTTGCATACCATTGATGCTATTACGCATCCCAGCACCTAGTTTGTTAAATTCATTTTTTACTTGTATTAAAGATTTTTTTGATAAACTTTGAAAATCTCTATTTAAGCGTCTAGTTTCACCGCCAAGTCTTTTAAAGGCTTTATTAACCTCACTATCACCTTTTGATAAAAACTCAATATTAATTCTAGATGTTGACGCAGCCATATTATTTCTTTTCCTTGTTTAGTTCTTTCAAAGCGGCAGCTTCCATAATTTGTAGCTCTTCTAAGATTTTACGCCTATCTGTAATATTGTAAAGGTCAAACATACCACCTTGCATTAAAAGAACCTCATATCTTAATCCTACAAAACCTCCGAAAGAAGTAGTCCATTGTGTCTGCATATTACAAAAGATCATAACTGCATCCCAATTATCATCGTATACTTCAAAATTTTTATCTTTTTTATCTTTTTTTTCCTTCGGCAGTTCTAAACCAAATGCTTTTGCATCATCTTGAGTTTGATCAATAACTTCTTTACCAGAACCTAACCAATAAAGAACTGCCTCTTTTAGTTTTTTACTTTTTCATCAACTAAAGATTTGGTATAAGACTCTGATACTGCTCTTAACCAATAAGCATCCTCCATCATATCTTTTAAGTTTTGGTGATTAAATGGCATATCTTCACCATTCTCTTCTTTAATATTTTCCCATCCAACAAGCATCATCTTTAACATTTCAAACTCTGATTTATTATCTGCTGCGTTTTGATACTCGCTTACTTTTAATCTTTTAAAAATAGCTATAAATTCACTTTGATCATAAACTCCAGCATCAGTTTCACTAGGTTCACGGACAACAACAGGCCATTTAAATGTTTTGTTCTTTTTTCTTACAAAAGTCATAAAGTGTAGAAATAAATATACTTCTACACTCTAGCTCTAATACAAACAAAAGTTAAGTATATAAGAAACTTAGCTCATCATTAGCTGAACTTGGAACTAATGTATATGGAATTTCTAACATATTTACTCCATCCATTTCTCCGTAACTAACATCTCCAATATCAACTTTAGTACTTGAAAACTTACAAATGTTACCAGCAGTTGTGCCGTGTGTAACTTGTATGTTGCCTAAAGAAGTATCTGTTAAAGCAGCAGCAAAGTAATCTTTTTGTGCAATAGTTGGTGCTTCTATTGTTACAGAACCATTAGCTGCTCTATCGGTTAAAAGGACTTCTTTTGTTCCTCCAACAAGCTCTCTGTAAACAATTGAATTACCAATATCAAAGCTTAAACTCTGAAGCGCACCAGCATAACTTAGAAGTTGAAAACTAGTTGTATTTCCATTTTTAAATATTAATGGAGTGGCTTGGTTTCCATAAGTAACTGAAGGTAATGCTGTGTCTGTAGGAGCATTGTATATTCCGGTAAAAGTAAAATCGAGGGTTGGGATTGCGCCAACCTCGGCTGACAATGCAACTGTTCCTCTGCAACCAGTAACGATATGCCTTACACCGTCTATGTTGTAGTGGATAGTAACAGATGAGAAACTAGCTGAGATTGGTTCGTAGGTAACGCTAGTTCCAGACGCTACAGTCTCCGACAACCCACACGCCTTAAGCGCACTTCCGTACCTGGGTGCAGTTCCAGCCGAGCCGCTTCCGCAAAATTCAACGCTGAATGTACACTCAACTCTGGTGTTTGCTAATAGCTGTTGTGATGATCCAAGAAATGGTCTTACAACATCTCTATTAACGACATCACTTGATTGTGGTGTAATACTAAGATCAGTTACTAAAACTACATCTGTGGCCGCCGGAGTAGGGTCACTTCCGTAGGAGCTTTCCGCTTCAATTAGAATTACTCTCTTCCTTGTCAGTTGTGCCATCTGTAATTACCTCAGTAGGGATTTCTGCTTGTTTTGTTTGTTGAACTAGCTTTCGCTTGCCAGTTTTGGGGTTCAGAATGTAAGTTCCGCCCTCATTTGGGATTTCATTACTCATAGTAATCAATCAGGGTTGTTAGGCTTGAGAATACAACAATACTATGTAGTTAAACTATTATATGAAGTTCGATATTCGATATCAAACTCACAAGATACAATCCCTGCTGGTTCATCAGCCTCTAAAACCTCAAAAGAAGTTGTAGATGGCCTTATGTCTATAGCTAGACCTCCTACAGTTGTATCTGTAAGAATTTTCGTATGTAAGCTCTCAATCGTTGGATCAGCTACATTATCTGGTACTGCGCCTCTAACAATTACAGAAATACGAATCCTAAATTCCCATGTTACTGAGTTATTAAAACTACTTGTATCCTGTGGGGTATCACTTATTGGCTCAAGAACAATAGCTGGAGTTTCTGCTTTTGCAAAAGCTTCTGGTCTAGATCTATAAATTCTAGTACCAACTCCTGTGGTATTAGCAAGGTTAGTTTTGGTTGCAGCTAAAATTTGTTCTCGTTTTGTAGCCATGTCATACCTTCATTAGAAAAACAATACATAAAGTACCATCATCAATTTTTTTTACATTACGAACCTTATAGTTAACAGAATTAACTGCTACTGTTGCATCAAAAACTAAAGTTCCCAAATCACTTGTTTTTGCTGTCAATTGATAATCAGTTGTGACTACAAGTCCATCAGCAATCATTTCATCTGGTTGATCTAATATGCCTTTGTAAGTTGTAGAACTATAAACAACAGTATCTGTAAAATCAGCAAAATATGTATCTAAGTCTTCAGTAAATGCCATAAGAAAAAAGCCCTCATTAGAGGGCTATATGTTTAGCCGTACTTTTTAAGACCAATTAAATTGATACTAAAAGTAAATGTTGGGGATGATCCACCGATTGTTTGCACAATCCTGATGAAACGCTTACTTGAATCCTTGTTGATTGCAAGTGTTTGCATTGAAGCAGCATCAACAACTTGTGTAAAAGTAGCACCAGATAAATCTGTAAATGTACCACCTGTTGCATCTGATTCAGTTAGCTTAATGTCTAATGTTGGAGAAGAACCGCCACCAGCAGCACTATCCAAAATTAGCATTACATCACCATCGTATTCGAGTAAATCTATTGAGCTTGATGTAGCTGTGCTTGTTACAGCAGCAGTCGCAACACCAGCAACAACAGTTAACTTCTCTAGGTTCTGTTGGATAACAGACATTTTAAGATTCCTCCATGATTGAGATTGCTTCTTCTAATTCGACAATTAGATCAGCTTTGTTATGTCGCTTATCAAGTTCAAGTCCTAATTGTCTTCCGTAAACTTCAAGTTGTGCTTTCGTCATTTGAACAAAATCAACTTTGTCTTCAGAAACAGACTCTTCCTCAACAAGTGTTTCTACACTAGGTATTGGTGCTTCGCAAGCTTCAACATAAGCTTCAGCTTTGTCAATAGCAACTAGATATTCCCCAGTATGCTGTTCAACATCAACAATAGAGCCAGA